GTCAGGCGAAACCATGACTGTGCGCCAGGTCTATCTGCTGTCTACCGTTGAACAGCTGGACTTCTGGACCCGTTATGCCACCAAGCTGCTGGACGTTCTGCTGAGCATGTCTTCAGAAACCGGCTTCGTTCTGGATAAGTATCTGACCAAGAACGAACTGATGTTCCTGAACGGCTCTTCGCTGTACTTCAGCAACATCACTGCTTCTCTGCTGAAAGGCAAGACTGTGCTGATGAAAGAGATCGACGCGATCCCTGAAATCGATGCAGATGATCAGTCAAGCATGGAGATCATGCAGGGGCTGGGCGGTAAGAAGCCAGAGATGGCACGCGGTTTCGGTATTCATTATCTGAACCCGAAATACTGGTACGACAGCCTGATGCGTGAGATCGACCTCCACCGTATCCGCAATGCCCAAGAGCAGAACGAATACCTGGGGATGAAGATCAACCAGGCAATCAACCAGAAAAACGGCAGTAATGATGCTTCCCTGGATCACCGTATCGAAGTTTACCGCGAGAAGATCGTGAAGAACTCCGGCACGATTAACAAGATCGTTGAAAGTTATCAGTAACCGTTCATCTATTACTGAGGGGTCACACCCTCAGTAATAATGATTTTATGATGATTTTCGACATCCCTCCTTCTTACTGAGGTTATTGCCCTATGAGTACGTTTGTACGCGCTAAAAATGGGTTTGTTAATGGAGCAGTCACCAACGCAGACATTATGGCTGCCAAGGAAGTGGTTCGTGCGTTCTTAAACAGCACAACCCAAGACTACGCCCAGAAAACCAATCCCATCATCTATCAGGAAGTGCTGCGTGCAGCGCGTTGCTTGATCGGTGAAAACTTCCAGGACTTCTTGGAAGCGAACTACAAAAACGGTATCGGTCCGTTGGCTTCGATTGTGAACACCATCGTTCTCTATTTGAATGACAAGTGTTCTGCTCGTGCAATCATGAGCGACATTCGTTGTGCTGAAGAGATCGTCCACCACAACAACAACACCTCTGGTGCCTGGGATCGTCGTTTCATTACCAGCACCCAGAGTTCAGCTCGCTACTCCATGGCGTTGACTGACAACATCTCTAACTTCGATTATTACCGCTTGCTGCGCGGCGTAGGCATGGAAAACATGGCGCGCATCCTGCTGGCCCTGCTGGGAGAAACCCGTTATGACAACTGAGCTTGATGAGCAGATGGCGGCGATCTCTGTGGTGAAATCCCTGGAACTGATGGAAACGGTGAAAGACAGCCGTGACCTTAACAACATCACTAACCAAGTGTTGAGTTCCAGTAACCGCGTACAAGAGATCAAGACCCTGCTGGAAAATACCGAGGATCACCAGATCTCTCCGGAAGATGCGATTACGATTGATGGCGAACTCAGCGACCTCAAAGTAGTAGAGATCGACGACGGGCACATTACGTACAACGCACACCGTGTAGCAGGCGCTGAAAGCTTTGGTCGTACCATTCGCCCCAAGGACTATCGTCTGACGCGTATCGCTGCCTGTGAGAGCTTCCTGAGCGATACCCTGGAAACCGCCAAGGTGTTTACCAAACGCCTGGGACAGAACTTCCACGACGCGTATACGCTGGCTGTTGAGGATACCGAGTCTCTGATCACACGCTTCAAGATGATTGATCGTGCGTTGAAAGACATGGGTGACTTCAAAGACGGTCTGGAGCAGTTCAACCTCAGTGCACGTCTGTTCAACCTGTTAAAGGTTCAGGGACAGGTAAAGGAAGACTGGCAGAATCAGATTACTAATCTGTTCAAGACCACTTCTGCGCTGACCAACAACTACTACGACTACTCAGAAAAAGAGCTGACGCAGATCATGGCGTTCTTCTCTCGCTTTGAAGGCGTAAGCTCCGACGAGGAAGCCACACAGATCCTGATGCAGGTTGGGCCTCTGCTGAACGTTCCTGCGTTCCGTGAGTGCAAGATCGATATCTCGGATAAGAATGTGCCTTGGCTGCGCCAGTTGCGTTCTGTGGAGCTTATGGGCGGTCGTTACCTGATTGATACGCGCTGGAAGGATCCAATCAAAGTCAAAGATGTGAAAACCATTGATGACTGGTTTGATTCTCGCGTGCAGGATCTGGGTGTGCGTTTCAATAAGCGTGAGTCAGCTAACTTCATCGACCAGGAACAGCTGATCAATACCTTTGGTGCTGCCACCATTCGCCACATCTGTCAGATCTCTATCCAGATTCTGGAGAACTGGCTGAAGATCTGTAACAAGGCGATCAAGCACCGTATCTCTGAGCGTGACTACGAGATCGTGGGAAGCAACCTGACCAAGATGCCGATCAATGAATCGAACAAGCATCGTGTAATGGCCATGTACTCCATGATTGTGCGCAAGAACCAGCAAGACCTGTTGGATCTCAATGCGGACTTCACGCGTTACCTGGTGATCACCCTGAACGCCATTGCCAGCCTGTGCAATGACTCTATTAACTTTGCCAAATCGGTGAGCTAATGTCTGAGCTTAGAGAGTTGTACGTTGATTGCCGTGTTCATCATGTCGACTTGCTAGACTCAATGTCTACGCTCCAGGCGGTGGTCAAGTTAAATAACCGTGCGGGTAATGAAGATTTCGCGGAATCCATGAAGTCACTGGGGGCAGGTGCGCTGTCAGTGGCGAAGTGGGCAGGTGGTCATACTCTGGATCTGCTGGACAAAGGCATTAAAACTGCGGGAGCACAGCTCACCAAAACCTTTGACAGCAATAAGTCTCTGATTGGCAAGATCCCTAATGCTATGAAAGATGATGAAAACCACGCCTTTACTTTCTCGGGCCCATTGGTCGGTGCATTGACCAGTACGGGGCAGTGGAGCGATTTCGGTTCTGATCTGGATGAGTTGATCAAAACGCTGGAAGGGTTCCAGAAACACGCGCATGACGTTAAAGATCATTTGAGTCGTGAACTGGTGGTAGCTCGCAAGTTAAAGAGCGTCAAGACCACCAACGATGTCATGAACGTTGTGCGTGAGTTCGAGGGACTTCATTATCCCGAATACAAACTTCCTCACAAGAACGGCGAGTGGATGGTTTCAGAGGTCTTACCGGGTGGCAAGGTCATCAAGTGTAAGTTCAAGGACAATGATGTAGTCTATTCTATGTCTGGAGACAAGCCAGCTGGTGAATCTCATACCCTCGAAGCATCCAAGTCTGATCTTCAGTCGGTCCTGGCAAAAGTTGCCAAGCTCAATGATCTGCATCTGCAGGTTAAAGGATCTTATGCTGATTATCTTGATTTCGTTAAAAGCTGGTCTTCTGTTGTAGAAGAAGCTAGCAAAGGTTTAAGTGAAACAACTAACGTAGGTTCTCAGATTATCTCTGAAGCCGAGTCCATCTTAAAAGGTAATGCTCACGCATTAGCATTTTATAGTGGTTTCACTCCACGCGTGGTGAGCTACGTCGATAAATACATCCAAGACGTCTTAGGTGTCTTATCGAAAGTTATTTAATTAAATAAACTTTTACTTAAGTAAAAAATCTCCAAGGAGTTTTACACATGTTTAATCCATCACTGTATGCGGGTACCGAAGATCTGGACCTGAACGAAGAAGGTTCTCAGGGTACTCTGGATCAGGTAGCAGAAACCGTTTCTGAAATTCGCGCTGAAGTTGCTGAAGCCAACGCCGAAATCCAGGAGCAGGGCGAAGTTCTGGAAGAAGTCTCTGAGCAGGTTTGTGACATCCAGGAAGCGACTGAAGAAGTTCAGGACCTGGTTGAAGGTATGGAGTCAATGCTGGCTTCTGGTAACTTCGACGGCCGCGCGTTCGCTTCTCTGTACAACCAAGCGTTCAAAATCACCGATCGCCGTCTGGGTGGCGCTCCGGAAACTGCTGCTCCGCGTATGGGCGCAGAAGATCTGTACGACGTATCTACCGCTTCTTCTCTGGCGCGTGACGGTATGGAAGGCTTCATGGATAAAGTGAAAGGCGCTGGTGCTGCTGTTATCGCTTTCATCAAGAAGATCTTCAACACCGTTGTGAACTTCTTCATCGGTCTGTTCAACAAGAACAAAGCCATGAAACGTCGCATCGAAGGTCTGCAGGCTGATCTGAGCAAAGACGGTCTGAAGCTGAAAGAGAAAGTTAAGCTGGGCGGCTGGAACGGCTACGTTGATTACGAAGCTAAAGGTCTGAGCGGCAAAGCTGGCGAACTGGCTGAAGTGTCTGCACCTCTGGGCGCGTACGCTAACCTGCTGGACGGCGAGATCACTCTGGCTGAATTCAGCTCTGCGTACAAAACTCTGGTTAGCGGCCTGAAGTCTAAAATCGCCGCTGCTGGTGCGAGCAAAGAAGAGAAAGGT